TTTTTGGTTTTCTTTTCTCTATAATTTCAAATTCTTCGTCACTACTTATAATATTGTCACTATTTGAAGTAAAATCACTACTTGAGATAATATCACTATTTAAAATATTCATTGTCTTTTTTTTTGTTTGAGTATTATCTGGAATGTGCAAAACTTTTGTTTTTTTTTTTTTCGTATTATCAGAAATAACAGAAATTGGAGTACTTCCAAAAGTTTTTTTAACTTTTGGATTAGTTGTTATTTTAGTAGTTTTTCTTTTATATAATGAATCTAATTTATTAAAAAAATTAGGATTAATTTCTAACTTTTCAGTTGTCATTATTATTTAAGATTAATTTTTTATTCTTATACTTTTTGAATTGTGATTTTTGATGCATTTAATAATTCATCTGCTAATTCGTCATTTCTATAATCTTCTAAATATTTGATATTTGTAATGCCGGAAGATATTATGAATTTTGTACAATTAATACAAGGTCTATGTGTTACATAAATTGTAGTATTTTCAATTGATACACCTCTTCTTGCAGCATCAGCGATAGCATTTTGTTCAGCGTGAATTGTATTTTGTTCGTGTCCATCTCTCATAATTGATATATGGGGAGTTCCTGATGGAAAACCATTATATCCTGCACTAATAATTCTATTATTTTTAACAATTACGCTACCCACTTTAAGTCTTTTACTTGTAGAACGGGCAGAAATTAATAATGCGATACAAGAAAAGTATTCATCCCAGCTACATCTTTTATCATCCCAACTTTTTATTAGAGAGGATAATTGAGATATTTTATTTGATACTTGATGTTGTTTTACAGGTATATTTGTATGTATTAAATTTAATTGTGGTTTAATAATTTTTCCAATATTCATTAGAGCATCTAAATCAATAGAATCGTTACTACTATCTGATTCCGAAATACTAGTTGATACAGTATCAATAACATTTGTTAAGTCTTGTTCTTGTTCTTGTTCTTGTATACATCTTTGTTCGCAAGGATGAGTGCATGAATTAAAGATAGATTTTGGCATATTAGAATCGTCATCATCAATTCCGGCAGGTAAACTATTACCTAGATATACTGATTTTTTAATTGATTCCATGAAAATTTATATATTTGATTATTAAATCTTTATATTTAAATAATTTAAAGATTCAATTTTTGTAATGTTTTTAGTATAAAAAAAAATAATTTTTATATTAAAATTAACACGATATTTAAAATTAATATAAAATGTTTCAAGAAATTATTATAAATGTTTTCTTACTACTAATATGCTATCATTCTTTAAAAGCATATATTAAAAAATATATACGAGATGAAATAATATCTTTTCAATTATATCGTTCGATTATATGTACTTTTATAGCATTATATTCAACGATTCAAATTTTTATAAATTGGGATAAATTTTGGAATATTCCTACGAAATATGTGGATAAACATACAGAATGGGTAAATATATTAACACTATCATATTTTATATCAGATATTTTTACAATGATTTGTCAAAAAAATAAAAGAGTTGATTTATGGATACATCATACATTTTGTTTAATTTCATTATCATTACATAGTATTTTTTATTCTAATCCATGTATAATATTAAATGGTGTAATTATGGCTGAATTTATGTCAGCTGTTAGTGGTTTAGACGCAGTAGCAAAATATTTTAAATATGGTAATATCTTATGGTGGACAAAATTATATCGTTGTCTTGTAATAATTTTAATCCGTTTTCCAATATGGATTATGTTAATTAAATTTGTTTTAACCACTGATATGTATTATGCTGCTCAAGTTAATTGTATAATTGGTTCAATAACTATGTCATCCTTAGATATTTATTGGTTAAGATTATGTATAACTGCATTACAAACACAAATTTATTAACTAATTATATTTGCTTAATGTTTAATTTCTTGTAATGATATTTTTATTTTATTTATACATTCTTTAATTTCTTCACTAGATACAGCCAAGTTTGGTCTCATTCTGATAGTTTTATCTCCTGCTCCCAAGCATAATAATTTATTTTTTTTCAAAATATCTAAAAATTTATTTCTTATTTCAGTTGTTTTCATATCAAATGACATTAATAATCCAATATTTCGAATATTATCAATTTTATTTGATTTAATCATTTTCATATTATTTAACCATTGATTTCCTCTTTCAATCGCATTATTTTCTAAGTTATCTTCTTTAATAATATCTATGATTTTAGATGAACGTATCATATCAATATGATTTCCTCCCCATGTTGAACCTAATCTTCCACTAGTATTAAAGCAATGACTTTCTAATTCATCTAATCTTTTTCCCCCAAAAACCCCACATTGTTGAGTTTTTTTACCAAAAGAGACTAAATCGGGTTCTAAATCATAGTGTTGAAAACACCAAGGTTTTCCTGTTGTATAAAATCCTGTTTGAACTTCATCGACAATAAATAAAATATCATTTTGATTACATATTCTTTGTAAATTTTGCAAAAAATATTTTGTAAAATGTCTATCCCCTCCTTCGCATTGTACTGGTTCGATAATCATTCCAGCAACTTGTTTCTTATTGTCTTTCATATATTTCTCGATTTCATCAATAGCAAAATCATCATATATTTTTTGATTTTCATCTGATAATCCCATTTTAGGTGATGATAAGAATCTAGGCCAATTAAATTTAGTAAAGTTTTTGACCTTGTGTTGTTCAGTATTTGTAAGAGACATTGTATATCCTGAACGACCATGAAAAGCTTTTTGAAAATGAGCTATTGATAATTCTTCATTTTTATCTCCATTTTTTTGACATTTCCAATCCATAGCAATTTTAAGAGCATTTTCTACAGATAATGCCCCTCCATCAATAAAGAAACAATATGGATATGTTTCTGGAATAACCTGGTTCTTAAATTTATTAATAAAATCAAGGTATTCCTGTGTATAAAAATCACAATTTGCTGGTTTATTAATAAATATGTGTGTATCAATATTATCTTTAAAGTGTTTTAGTAATTTTGGATGATTCCAACCAATTGGATTACTTCCAAATCCTCCGTGAAAATCTAAAAATTTTTCATCATCATTGCTGTATAAAAAGGAATTATGTGATTTTTGCACATTCCATACAGTTGGAAAACTATCAAATAGAAATTTTTTATTTGATAATGGATTAGTAGTTGAAAAATTACGACGAATTATATTCACTAAAGTATTTCTCATAGATATATATATATATAATAAATTTAATTTTAATTAGACATATATTTATCTAGATATATAATTATTACAATTTTACGTTCTGACATTTGTATATAGTATAAAATAATTTTGAATAAGTTTAAATTAAATAAAAAAAATTATTTAATTTAATATTAAATGTCTTCGGTATATTTAAAGTTATGTTTACAAAATATTTTTTCAAAAGATATATCAAAAATTATATTTAATTATACAATAATTATTTGTGATAATTGCTTGATTGAAACAAATTATCAAATTATTACTGAGCGATATAATAAATGTAATGGTTGGTTATGTAAAACATGTGATAATATTATTTATAGTTATTCTTATGATCAATTATTTATTTAATTTATTTATTTGCTAATTATAAATAATTTATTTGTTAATATTAACGAATATATATGGATAATTTTTTTGATGATACAAATTCGTATAATAAAAGTTCACAAACACTTTTTGTCAATTTAATAAAAAAACAAAGAAAAAATATTAGAAAAAAAGGTAATTATGGAAAACTTTCATTTGATGATATAAAACGTGTGGACAAATATTTAAAACAAAATATATTCGACAATAATAATTGTTGTATATACAAAGGCGAATTAAAAAAAAATTACGCTACAATTTCATTTAAAGGGAAAAAAGTTTCTGTTCATCGCCTACTATATCATAATTATATAAATAATATTACAGATGGTGATTATGTTACCTTTAGTTGTAGTAATAGAGGAATATGCTGTAATTTACAACATTTTACTATGTCGAAGAAGAAAAAAGACTCTAAAAAAGACTCTAAAAAAGACTCTAAAAAAGACTCTAAAAAAGACTCTAAAAAATAAAATTTTTAAACTTTATTAAAAATTTGTAAATTTATATCAAAGAATTTTTTTATTAATTTATGATCATTGTTATTTAATTTTAATTTTTGAAAAACAATTTTAGACATTAAATTTGCGAAAATTTCGTTTGGGTGATAATTTTGATTTATTTTATAAAAGCGAGTATAATAATTAGGAATATCTTTTAAATTAATTAATTTTGAAGATTTTATTTCGAATGAATTTTTATTTTTTTTTAAATAAATACATTTTGATAAATGATTATCATTATTATTTTTATCTAAAATCAAAATAGGTAATAAATAATTACTTTTATTTAACTTAAAGATGTAATCATTATTAGGAGCATCAGGATTTGTGATAATATAATCATCAATCTTTGATGGTAGTTTAAAATTTTTAATATATTTAAAATTCCATTGTGAATATAATTTTTTAAAAATGATAGGATATTTTCTTTGATAAATATGAAATTGTTCGTGAAACAATGTACTTAACATTTGTTTTGTTGTTGTATTTGTTATAAAATTATCTGATATTACTATATAATTGTCAATTGTGTAAGGAAATCCCCAATCCATATCACTTGAAATTTTAATCAGATTCCAAGTTTTCATTACAGGAATATTTGTATTATTTTTGTTATTAAAATCTATAATTCTTTTATTTAAAGAATTTAAATTATTATTTATTTTGAATTTATCAACTTCTGTAAAGTTGATTGTATTTTTAGTATATATTTTTTTTGCTATATTTCGCATATTGTTTATATTAGACGATGAACCATAATATGTAGTTCGAGCATAAATCTCATTCAATCTAAATTTTTTTATTTGTGGAAATTTTTCTGAATTTAAAAAAACTTTTGCTGCTTCTTTTGCGGATAAATAGTTTATTTTTATTTTAGATTCACTAAAATTTTCAATTTTGTTTTTCGTATATAAAAATATAAGTATCCCAACTATTATTAAAATAATGCATATTAGCATTGTTTCCAATTTTTTTAAAAGTAACATCTATATATATTATTTTAATAATATTTTTCTTAAATTTAATGTTGTTTTTTACTCATTATTATACGTATATCGATAATAAGTAATTAATAATACACAACATAATGTCCATATTGTTACTAACATTGTTAGTATTTGTTTATTTTTGTTTGTTGGACGATATCCAATTATCTTTAATATTGAAACACTTACAGAAGTCATATTTTCAATATTTTCAGTATAATGTTCTTCTACATCTGTAATTAAACATGTATCAAAAACAATTTGAGTTATTATTATAAAAATAATAACAAAATATACATACTTAAATTTATTTTTATCAATGAAACAAAGTGGCAATATAATGAATAATGGAAATATAAAATGAAAAGTTCTTATTAAAATACTTATATTTTTTTTACTAAATGGTAATAAATTGATGATTGAAATAACAATATTACATATAATATTTTTAATATAGTCAATCTTATTGTTAACCATATTTCTATATAATATAATTTATAAATTAGTTCGTAGTTTATTTGTTATTTTTATTATAAATTATATTATAAAATATGGACATTAAAGTAGGAATTATAGGAGGAGGTTTTTCTGGTATTTATGCTTTAAAATATTGCGTTCAAGAAAAATTAAAATGTAAATTATTTGAAAGTTCGGATTCTATTGGTGGTGTATGGAAATATAATAAAGATAAATTCGGTGGCGTATTAAAAAATACATATACTTCATCATCCATAACTTTTTTACATCCAACTGATTATCCATTTCCAAATAATACACCGGAGTTTCCCCATCATAGTATAATTTATAATCATTTAGTTGATTATATAAAAAATTTTGATTTAAATCAATATATACAATTACATACATATATCACAAATATTACTAAAAAAAAAAATAAATGGATTGTTAATTATTTAAAAGATGATACCAATATTACTGAATTATTTGATAAATTAATAATATGTACTGGAGTACATCAAAATATTAATATACCAGATGATATTAATTTTAATGAATTTGATAAAAAAAAAGTCATTCATAGTCATTATTACGAACAAAATAGAGAAAAATTTAAAGGGAAAAAAATAATGGTAATTGGTGGTGGAGAAACCGCTCATGATATTGCTTGCGATTTGTCTACAATTTCTGATAAAGTTTATATGTCTATTCGTAAAGGACAATGGTTTCAAGGGAAAATTATTGGTCCATATGAATCAGCAGATATGTATTATAATAGATATATGAATACTATTTGGTGTAAGCCATTTGCTAAATGGATTGGATTTCTTAATGAATTTGTTTGGGGAAAAGGTGGAACTGGTGTTGAAAAATGGAAACCAAATTCAACATATGGAGATTCTTTTTTAACAAAGGGAAGGGAAATTTTATTATGGATAGCAAAAGGTAAAGTTATTCCTTGTGGTGGAATAACTAAAATAGATAATGGAGATATTCATTGCAATGATGAAACGATAAATGCCGATTATATCATATTATGCACTGGATATAATAATTCTCATTTAAAAAAACTATTACCAAATATAGATTATAATAAAAATAAATACAAATTAATATTTGATCCAGATGATACATCTCTATCGTATTGTGGATTTATTAGACCATTTATAACATCTTTACCATTAGTTTCAGAATTACAAGCAAGATTAATCAGTAATGTTTATTCTAACAAAGTTGAATTACCTAATAAAAATAGTATTATGAAGACAATTCAAAAAGATGATGATAGGCGAAAATCTCGTTTTTCTAAAGATTATGATAGATTAAATTATTTAATAAATCCATATACATATTGTGATGAAATTTCAAATTTAATTGGATGTAAACCAAATATGTTTAAATTATTTTTTACAAATCATAGATTATGGAGAACATTGTTTTTTTTTCCATGGTCACAATTTCATTATACTATAAATTCTGACAATGAAAAAACAAAAAAAATTTCTATAGAACAATTAGAAAAAATAAGAAATTCAATTGCTGGAAAACGATTAAAACATTTAGCTAATATTGGAACAATTTGTGTAACAATTGTACTACTTATTATAATTGGTATTTTGATAGGAATTGTATTTGGATTTGTATATGGTTTTAAGAAAATTGGACCTTATATGGTTCAAGCATTTTCTATATTAATGTTATTAATAATTCCACTTTGATTATTACATAATTTTGGTAGTAAATTTTTACTATATTGA